CACATCGAAGCGCTGAAGCGCCGCGACGTGCCGTCCTTCTACGAGGGCCTGAATGCTGAAGCCTATTCGGCTTGCGAGTGGATCGGGGCCGGGGTCGGTCTGATTGACCCGCTCAAGGAAACCCAGGCCGACGTTCTCGCGCTGAAGAACCACCTGACGACGCTCGAAGACGTGATCGCCAGACGTTCCGGCTCCGACTGGCGGCGGAAGCTGCGCCAGATGGGCCGCGAGCGGGCGATGGAGAGCGACATCCTGGAATCCTCCGTCTACGACGGCGACTCCACCGACATGCAGAACAGCCTCGCAGCCACACCCCGGGAGGGCCAAGAGTGAACCCGTTTCTCGCAATCTTCAACAACGAACCCGCGCTGATCGAGCCTTCGATGCAGGCGGTGTTTGAAGCCTGTGTTCAGAAGACAGGCGAGTTCGCGGCGTCGATGGAAGCCAAGGGCATCCAGGTCGCGGCGGCCGCTGGCTCGGACGGCTTCTGGTTTGCCGAAGATGACTGGCGGCAGGCATATCGGCCTTACAAGGTCGCAAACGGGATTCTGACGATCCCGGTCGAAGGCGTGCTGCTGAACAAGTTCCCGTGGGCGATCGGATACGCCACCGGCTACGAATACATTCATCAGGCGATGCTGCGCGGCATGTCCGATAACTCGGTGAAGGGGATCGCCCTTGTCATCGACTCGCCCGGCGGCATGGTGAGCGGCAACTTCGACCTGGTTGACCGCATGTTCGCGATGCGCGGCGAGAAGCCCATCAAGGCGTTCGCCTCGGACTCCGCCTACAGCGCGGCCTACTCCATCGCCTCGGCCGCCGACAAGATCTCGGTGTCGCGTTCGGGCGGCGTCGGTTCGATCGGTGTCGTGACGACCCATGTGGACTATTCGACCGCGCTTGAGAACGCCGGGATCAAGGTGACTTTCATCTTTGCCGGGAAACACAAGGTGGACGGGAACTCCTACGAGCCGCTTCCCGAGGATGTGCGCGGCAAAATTCAGGGGCGCATCGACGCGCTCTACACAGATTTCGTGTCCATCGTGGCACGGAACCGGGACATGGACGAGAAGGCCGTTCGGGCAACCGAAGCCGACACGTTCATGGCTTCCGAGGCGATCGAGAACGGGCTGGCCGATGAGGCCGGGGCGTTCGAGGACGCATTCGCGGCCTTTACGGCCAATGTCAACTCCAATGAAGAGGACTCTGCGATGGCCGACAACAACAAGGCCCAGATCACCGAAGAAGCCCTTGCCGCCGCCGAAGCCGCCGCGAAGTCCGCCGGTTTCGCGGAAGGCGAGACCGCAGGCTACGCCGCAGCCATGACCCGCGTCAACGCGATCATCGGTTCGGAAGAGGGCAAGAAGCGGCCTTCCGCCGCGCTCAACGCCGCCCTGAAAACCACGATGAAAGCGGAAGAAGCGACCGCCTTCCTCGCGACCCTCGCCGAGGAAGGCAAGCCGGAAGCCAAGCCGAAAGGTGCTGGCGCCCCGGAGGGCATGTTCTCGGAGTCGATGGACAAGTCCAAGAACCCCAACGTCACCGCCGACGACGGCGATGATGACGACGATGAGCAGGCCAAGGCGGCTGGGCGTTCGGCCCTGCTCCGCTCGTTTGGCCTGCCTGGCTTCAAGTCGAAGGAGTAATCGACATGGCAACTGTTACCCCTCCCTATGCCGACCCCGGCCGTGCCTCCTTCGAGGTGCTGGACGACTACACCCAGAACTTCCTCCTGGGCGGCAGCCATCCGGAACTGAAACCGGCGGTCTCCGCGCCGCTGCCGAACAGCGTGAACTACGCGCAGTTCACCGTCGTCGGACGCAACGCCTCGGGCCAACTGGTCCCGGCGGTCACCGGCAGCGTCGATCCGGAAGACGACATCAAGCCGATCGGCGTTCTGGCCCACGCGGCTTCACTGGGCGCGAGCGGCACCGGCACTGGCACCTTCTGGTACTCGGGCTGCTTCAACATGGACGCGCTGGTGTGGGGGGCCTCCTTCAACACCGATGCGAAGAAGTTGGCCGCCTTCGAAGGCTCGCCGACCCCGACCACCATCATCGTCGCCAAGCGCGGCGCGTAATCCCAGGAGGATAACATGGCAGACAGCCAGAACTACGAACTGTGGCAGACGAACGACTTCCTGGGCGTGTACCGGGACATGAAGTTCGACTCGCTCTACTGGACCCAGTGGTTCCAGTCGGAAATCCTGTCCGAAGACGAGTATATCGACTTCGAGAAGATGCCGGTGCGCAACCGCAGCCTGGCTCCGTTCGTCCTGCCGCTTGCTCGCGGCCGTGCGATCTACAACGACTCGGCGCGGGCCTACCGCTTCAAGCCGGCGTATGTGAAGCTGGAAGACCAGATCGACCCGCTGATGCCGCTGACCCGTCGGGTTGGCATCGACGCGAATGCTTCGCAACCGCTGCCGTTGAACCGGCTGTCGCCTGCGCAGCGCCTCGATCTGATCCGCGCCGCGATGTCCGCACAGCACTTGGACGCCCTGAACCGGACGTTCAATTACATGGCCTGTGTGGCGCTGCGTGATGGCCAGATCACCCTGTCGGGCAAGGACTACCCGACGACGCTGGTGGACTTCCAGCGCGCGTCCAACCACACGATCTCCCTGGCCTTGGGCAGCCGTTTCGGTGACTCGGGCGTGTCGATCATGGACTTCTTCCAGCTTGTGATCGACCGCATGACCAACGCCGAGTTTGGCGGGATGCCGACCCGGGCGACGATGGGCGGCGGTGTCTGGTCGGTGATGCGCAACAGCGCCGAGTTCCAGGCGTATCTGGATCTCGACAAGCGCGACAACGGCAACGTCACCTTCGAGCGCTCGCTGGTGACCGGCGATCCGATCTACAAGGTCGGCGAACTGCGCGTCGGCGGCGGATCGGGCGCTTCGATCGAACTCTGGGTGGACAACTCGACCTTCGTCCATCCCGAGACCGGCGTGGCGACTCGCTACATCGGCAACCACCAGATTCTGTTCACCGCGCCGGCGGCCGCAATCAACGGCTACCAGGCATTCGGTCGCATCATCGACCGGGCGGCGAACTGGGCGCCGATGCGGTTCTTCCCGAAGAACTGGCTGTCGCAAGGCGATGTGGAGGTGGAATACATCACCCACAAGTCGGCCCCGCTGATGGTTCCGCTGAACCCGAACGCGACCCTGCTGGGCAACGTCATCGCGCCCTGAACCTAAACGGGCGGCCCAATAACGGGCCGCCCGAACCATCTGGTGAGGAAAACCGCCATGAAGATCGCTTACACCATCCATGAACTCGTCCTGGCGAGCGAGCGTGTCTCGCCCAAGTCGGTTGTCGAACTGGACGACAAGACTTTCGCCGAACTTGCCGACCTGGGCGCCGTTCGCGATGCGACGGGCGACGAGATTGTCATTGCCGGCCTGACCGCATCCGCACCGGCCCCGGCACCGAAGCCGACCGCTGCGGAGAAGAAGGCCGCCGCTGCCGCGCAGAAAAAGGCAGACGAAGAAGCCGCCGCCGCTGCCGCGCAGAAAAAGGCAGACGAAGAAGCCGCCGCCGCCGCCGCCGCTGCTGCCGCTGCCGCTGCCGATCCGGACGTGACCGAGCCGAACGGCGAAGGCGACCTCCTGGGCGGCAACTGATGGCTGGATGGCGGGACATAAAGGCCAAGGCTTCGGCCAAGGTGCATAGCACTTTCGAGTGTCCCGCCGTCTACATCCCGACGGCAAGTTCGGCTCTGCTGGCCGTCCGTCTCGATGTCCGAATCCATACCAAGGTCTCACAGATCGAGAACGAATTCGTCTGGCCCGGGGCATCGCAGATCAGCGAAATCCAGCCCCGCATCATCTTCCAGAAATACCAACTCGCGATGACCCGCCAGAACGCCCTGGTGATCGTCAGCGCCACGGAAATCTACCGGCTTGGACCGGCCGAGCCTGAGCGGGCCGGATATTACCGAGCCGAATGCACGCGCCTCGACGCCGCAGAATGCCAGCAGACCGTCACCGCCCTCGGCGCGGTTTCCGGGCCGATCTGGGACGGCGTTCTACCGTGATCAGCACGCTATACCTTGTCGAAAGTCGCGAGGCCGAACAGTTCATCGGCGAAGTATCCGACATGCAGATTCGCGCCATGACCAAGGCGCTCAACAAGACCGGACCTCACACGCGCACGCAGATGGACCGTGCGATCCGCGAACAGGTCGCATTTCCAGCAAGCTATCTTCGGCCCGGGACCAAGCGGTTGTTCGTGGCAAAGAAGGCAACCAAGGCGAAGTTGGAAACCGTGATCGAAGGACGGGGGCGCCCCACATCCCTCGCCCGCTTCATCAAGGGCGGCGGCGCTGCCTTCAAGAACCGCAAGCGCAAGCCGGAGGCGATCCCGATCGAAGTCAAGCCAGGGTCGGTTCAAGGCATCAGCCGTGCATGGGTGGTGTCCCTGCCCGGCTCACCGGACAGCAACAACCTCGGTCTGGCCGTTCGAACCGCCCCCGGGCAGAAGCCCAAGGGCGCCTACGCGCCGAAGAAGCTGGATCGGGATGTGTGGCTTCTCTACGGCCCGAGCGTCGATCAGGTCCTCTACTCCGTTCGCAACAGTGGCGGAGTGATCACGGAAATCTATGGCCCCACACTCGACTATCTGAGCCGCGAGTACGACCGGCTTCTGACTTTGGAGATGCAAAAGAATGGCTGACCCCTTCCGCCTCCGCGTCCTCAAGGCGCTCACCGACCACCTCAAGACCATCACCCCGGCGAACGGGTATGTGTCCAATCTGGCCGACTTCACGGCCGCTGACGGCTTGGCTTCGCCCCGCGTCTTCCGTGGGCGAGACAGTTTCGGCGACAGCGACGAGTTGCCGTTCGTCTCGATCCTTGAAGACTTTCGGCCGGATGAACAGCAGCTTGGAACGCCCGGCACAACCGGCGCGGCCGGCGAGTGGCGCCTGTTGATCCAAGGCTTCGTCAAGGACGATAGGACGAACCCCACCGACCCGGCCTACATCCTAGCGGCGGACGTGCTGAAGGCGCTCGTCCAGGCCCGCAAGGATCGCTACGACATTCTCGGATTCGGCAGCGCGATGCCCTGCGTTGCGGATCTCCGCTTCAAGCAGCCGGTGGTTCGGCCCGCTGACAACGAGGTTTCCTCAACGTCGTTCTTCTTCATCACGGTCACGCTGAAGCTGGCGGAGAACCTTGAGAACCCGTTTGCGTGACGGATACTTTCACGCTATAAGTGCAACTAACGCCAACATGGAGTGACCAAGATGGCCAACAACCTCGCGATCGGTAAAGGGGAACTGCATTTCGCCCCCTTCAAATCGGGCACACAGACGCCCGACGGCTTCTATTTCGTCGGCAACTGCCCGGAACTCACCCTGAACCGCGAAGCGGACCTGCTGCCGCACTACGACTCGACGCGCGGCTTCCGCCGGAAGGACGAAGAAATCACCATCGAATCCCGGATGAACGGTTCGATCTCGTGCGACGACGTGCGCCCGCAGACCGCAGCGCTGTTCCTGATGGGCCAGGAAGTGACCCTGACCGTCGCCTCGGCGACCGGCCTCAGCACGATCATCGTGGGCGCTCGCAAGGGTCGCTCGTATCAGCTTGGCGAGACCGCCGGCCAGCCGAGCGGCGCCCGGAGCGTGACGAACGTTGAAGTCACTCTGACCTCCACGCCCGCCACTGTCTACGTCGCCGGAACCGACTACACGCTGGATGCTGAACTGGGCATGATCACGATCCTGAGCGGTGGAACGATCGCCGAGAACGCCGGGCTGACGGTGACCTTCGATCAGAGTGCCCACACCCGCCAGCAGGTGATCGCGTCGGACAACGAGGCCCAGGGCGCGCTGAAGTATATCAGCTACAACCCCATCGGCCAGCGGCTCGACTACTTCTTCCCGTGGGTGAAGGTGCGCCCGAACGGCGACATCAGCCTGATCTCCGAAGAGTGGATGACGATCCCGCTGACGATCGAAGCGCTCTACAAGGACGACCTTTCGCTCTGCTACCTGGACGGCCGTCCGCTCATCTGATCCTGAAAACGGGGAGGCAAATACCGTGGGTCTTAAAAATCTGGTGATCCCCGAGGTCGCGATCAAGGTTCCGGGCAACGAAGATCTCGTTGTTCGGGGCCTTGGCATCGACTCGGTCACGTTTCTCGTCCGTCATCATCGGGAAACGCTCGAAGTCCTGTTCAACAAGTCGCAGAGCGGTGAAATCAGCGCCGAGAATGCCGAGCAGCTTGCCGTCGAGATGATTTCGTCCTCCGGCGTCATGTGCGCGATGATCATCGCTTGCGGCGCCGGCGAGCCTGACGCCTGGCAGACGGCCATGCAGTTGCCGATCAGCATTCAGGTGGAAGCGCTGTTCCAGATCGGCGTCCTGACATTTGCCGCCGAGGGTGGCGTGGAAAAGTTCATGCAGACCGTCCTCAGCGTCATGTCGGGCGTGGCGGCTCTGCCCGCAAGACTAGCCTGACAGACTGGATTGTCGGGGTTCGGAGGCAGGTAAATCTACTGCTCGCCTCCGGACATCCGGACGCCTGGTCGTATCCGATTTGGTTGGTCTCTTTCGAGGCTGAAATTCTCGTGGAACGAGAAAACTCACGTCTGGCTTCACAAGTCTTGCTGACAAAGATGGCGCTAGACGCTATACCAAACATGGGCGTCAAAGGGTCCGCCACCCGAAAGGCCGCTCAGGCTTTCACCAAGGCCATCAAGGGCCTGTTCGGGGAATAATATGGCGGACATCCAGAAAATCGCACAGTTCGTCCTTCGCGCAAAGGATGAAGCCTCGCCGACGATCAAGGCAGTCGGCGAGACTGTGCGACGGTTGTCGAACATCAAGACCGACAACCAGATTCTCGCCCTGAGCAATCAGGTCGGCAAGCTGGAAGGAGCGCTCGCCAAGGCGAGAGTCGAGACCGCCTCAATCGGCAGCGAGTTCGCGAAGGCGAAAGCGGCCGGGGCCGCCGGTGCTGCGGCTATGAGCGAATACGGGCAAGCCCTCTCTACAGCGCAGACGCGCACCCGTGCCCTGAAGCAGGCCCTCGCAGACAAGACCGCGCGCCTTCATCAGCTTCGGAGCGCCGCCCAGGGGACTTTCTCCGCTTTTTCCAAGGGGGCCGACGCGCTAGACGTGGCGGCTGCAAAGCAGGATCGTCTTCAGCGCGAACTGGCTCAGACACAGGCGGGATATCGGCAGGCAACGAAAGACGCTGCCGCCTACTACAACGCGCAGAGGTCGGCGCCCGGTCTGACGAACCTGATGCGCGGCAATGCCGCCGTCGAGCAAGCCCGCAACTTCAAGGTCGCGATGCG